AAACGCCATCTACGTCACCCAATGTTGCTAAATTTCCTCCGCTTGTGGCATCAGAAACTACAGGTGTCCAAGTCCCCTCCTCATAGTCATCCAAAGTATTAGCGTTTGATGATGCTGATTGAGTTGCGGGGAATGTGATGCCTGTGCCAGCGTTAGGAACTGCTGAGTCAAGCGCAAGGGTCTGCCCTTCTTTCATCGTAATCTGTCGATTACCATCGCCATCAGACAGAACAACATAGTTAGATGCTGTGCGAATGTCTAAGCTATCTGCATTTCCGTTGTAGCATCCAAGCAGGGTATTTTTTTCACCTGTTGTTACAGCAGAACCAGCCCCATATCCAATAAAAGAATTGTAGTTTCCTGAAGTAGCGCCTACACCTGCACTTCCTCCAATAAATGTACCTGTGAATCCAGTATGCACAAATCCTGATTTCCAACCAAGATATGTATTTTGAGCATTTCCATCACTATTTGATTGTGAGTAACCCGCTTGATAACCAACGGCAGTATTAGCACCTGAAATTGTGCCTGTGTATAAAGATTGATAACCTACAGCAGTGTTTTGGGATGCTGTGGTGTTGGCTTGGAGAGTTGATGTTCCAATAGCAATGTTGTTTGAGCCTGATGTTAAATTAACCAAAGCCCCAAATCCAAGCACTGAATTGTTTGAGCCTGATGAACTGGACACAATTGCGCCAGCACTTCTACCAACATATACGTTTTGAGTGCCAGTGGTGTTTGTAAATCCCGATTGATAGCCTACAAATGTATTGTCTACACCAGTACTACTATACCCCGCCTGATAACCTACGGCAGTATTTTGAGATGCTGTTGTGTTAGATAGAAGTGCATCAACACCTTGAGCAGTGTTATATGAACCTGTTGTGTTAAGCCTTAAAGCATTTCTACCAAGTCCTGTATTTGCTTCACCAGTTGTGTTGCTCCATAAAGAACGAGTGCCAATGGCAGAATTGTTTAAACCAGTTGTTGTTTGCGCTAATGAGTCCTGTCCAATGGCAACATTATCTGCACCAGAAGTATTAGCGGCTAGAGCATTTGCACCTACGGCAACCAATTGAGTTCCAGTTGTATTTGCCGCCAAAGCACTAGCACCCACCGCAGTATTGGTAGCTGCAGCACCTGCACCACGACCAACAGTTAGACCTTGAACAACTGCACCACCAGTTAAGGTAGAAACACCAGTTACTCCAAGAGTTGTAGATGCTGTAAGTGAAGTAAACGCACCAGTAGACGCAGTAGTAGCACCAACAGTTCCATTGATATTTATGGAAGCCGTACCAGTAAGGTTAGTCACAGTACCGCTTGATGGAGTACCAAGCACACCACCATTTACCAAAGGTGCGCCAGATGAGCCTACATTGACCGCTAGAGCCGTTGCTACACCTGTTCCTAGACCTGATACACCTGTAGCGATAGGAAGACCTGTAGCGTTTGTTAAAGTTGCGCTAGTGGGTGTTCCAAGGATAGGGGTTACTAGGGTGGGACTTGTTGACAACACATTGTTGCCAGAGCCTGTGCTTGTGCCGACACCCGTGCCGCCCTTGGCCACTTTGAGCAATGGGCCTGCATCAAACAGCGCGTCAATGGTGTCCAGATCGGTATTGATCTTGGTTCCCCAGGAGTCTGTTGATGCCCCGACTTCGGGTTTGGTCAGTAATAAATTTGTGGTAGTTGAATCAGCCATTTTTCACCTCATGCGGCAATTTGCCAAGATTCGCTATTATCCGCAATTGCAGCCCAAGTTTCACTTGAGTCGCTAATTCCGGTCCATGTTTCTGATGTGTCTGTGATCGGTGTCCAAGTCTCTGCATTGTCAGAGATTGCATTCCATGTTTCTGCCGTATCACTCTCTACCACCCATTTTAGATTGCCAGCAATCGTCATGGATGACTGGCAAGTGAAATTGATGGCAGCGCTTTGTCTTCTAGTCGCGCTGATGCTCATGCCAGACTGAGCCTGTATCAGCACCGCCTGGTTAACGATCACGCTGGTGGCCACTGTCATCGTGGCAAAGTCTTCAATCAGAATTTGAATGAGTGGGACTCTGACACCATTGACAGACATAGTGCTTGTGTCAGTGGATGTGAATGCACCAATGGCCACCCGCCTGGCCGCAAAGCTGGCGCTAGAGCTTGCCGCGAATGTCGATGCACCTATGGCATAGCGCACCGCATTTGCAGCCATGGTGCTGGCGCTGGTGGCCGTAGCCGCGCCAATGGCAATGCGTTGTGCAGCAGCTGATGCACTGCTAGATGCTGAAACCGAGAATGAGGCCGTCTTAACGACATTGGCGCTGACTGTCTCTGTGCTAGAGGCAGAAACAGAAAACGCACCTATGCAGATGCGTTTTGCGTCAACTGCCGCAGTGCTAGATGCGGCAAAGGTTGCTGCCCCAAGGCTTACGCCATAGGAATAGTTCCCTTGTCCATACGGGCCAAGACCATAGGCTGCCATGTCATGTCAGGGTAACGTCAAGGTCGCCAGCTGGGATGCGCAGCACATCGCCATCATTGATGGTGCGTGCAGTTGTGAGTGCCGCCCAGGCTAATAGATTGCCGCCAGTAGATGCATCAAAAATGCCAGCCCAGCCAATTGATCCCCAGTTACCACCAGAAGCAGCTGCAAACTCGATGGCCGCTGCGTTTGTTGCGTTTGTGGGGCTTGTGCCGGAGATGGTCATCGTGCCAGTCGCCACCCGCGCATAGGCGCTGCCAGACACCTCAGTGCCGCCACCAGTGTCACTGGGTGCAGCCGTGAATAGGCCGATATACCAAGCCGTGGGGCGTGTGGCCGAGCCATTGGTCAATAGCCAGGTTAAAACTAGGTTTTCGGTGTAGTCGGTAAAAGATGACATGGTCTAGTCCTTATCCAAAAGTCTTTGCACGGGTCAGCAATGCACCACCAGAAGATGCACCGCGATCATCGGCAGTTTGTGAATCGTTCAAGGCTCGCTCATAGAGTGTTGCCCATGTCTGGATTCTCGCATCATCTTGCAAGTATGGTGCAGCCTGCAATAGTGATCCATACAGATAAATGTCGGGGTTTGATGTCAAAAGCCAGTTGGTCGTGTTGGCATTTGATAACTTTGACAACTTTGCGTAATAGGTCAGCTCGGTTGTATATGTTGCATCTGGTGTTGGGACAATTCTAAATTGGCCACCAACAACACCAAAAAATCTTGGCTTACCACTGGCCGTGTATTCGGCTGCCTTATTGTCCAAGGCATCAATGCTTAAAAACTCCAAAGGGGTCTGTGGGTTTGTGCTTGTGAGCTTTAAAGACTTAGTCTCCAAAAAGTCAGCAGGCACAGCACCATATTGCGCATCAAAAGACGCATTGGCCCTGACGATCATCTGCCTGGTGCGCAGTGTTCTTTCAACTTGTGCCTCGGCTAGAGAGATAAAGTCGGGGATGACAGAAGTCAGGTCCGACCGGTTAAGCCAGTCACCAATGGATGTCTTTAACTCTGCGTAGGTTGTTAGTGCCATTATTGGGCCTCTTTTTCCATCTCTTCTTTCACAATCCAAGTGTGTTCATGGCGAAACTCAAATGTGCCAATGTGGCCAATTTCCTTTGAAACGTCATGGTCGATGTAGACTTTGTAGCCAAGCTCTTGCGCTTTCTTACAAAAGAACACATCTTCTCCCATGTAGCCCCGTGTGGCCTGCCATGGCATATCAAACCATGGCTCGCTCATGCCCTCAAACACCTCGCGCTTGATCAGCATTATGCCCGTTCCAATGCTTCCCACCTCTTCCAATCCAGTTGATTCTGGCATGGTGTAGACCGCCTGGCGCTTGCCGTTCTCGTCATAGTTCTGGGCAGTCGGGCCAGTGGGCATTCTGCGCCTAGCGCAGTTGGCAGCCACAATCTCTTTGTCGTGCTTGAGTAATCTTTGGACCATGTCCTGTGGAAAGGTCATGTCTGAGTCAATGAAAAGAATATGGGTGCAGCCCTCTCTCATGGCATCCAAGCAAAGGTCAGCCCTTTGGTTTTGGATGATCGTGCCTTGCATCAATTTCAGACTGATAGCGTCTGTCGTGTTGAGTGTGTGATACGCGACTAAATTCACCATGCAGTAGGTGTAGTTTGTGTGGACCTGATCACGGGCCGGTGTGCATACAGCAATGTAGTTCATACTTTTCCAGGTCTTGTCCTAAAGAATTGATTGTCGGAGTCGTTGAGCCAGCGCTTCATGTATTCCTGATCATCGATCTTGCCCTCGGCCTTCATCTTGTAATAAAGGGATTCGGGGATGGATGCCACCAAGTGCCACTCACCAGTCCAGTTGGCTTTTTCATCCACAGCGTTGTAGATGGCTTTATTTGCCTCGATGACATCGGTCACATCTTGCTGGGTCTGGATGGTGACTTCATCATTGTCGGTGTTGTAGTGCCAGGTGCGTGTGATGCCTTGCTGGGCGTTTACATCAAATAATTTTTTTTCGATCATGTTAAAAAAGGGCCAAGTTTCCCTGGCCCTTTCCGTTTACCTTCGATTAAGAAGTAACCAAGTCTGCTGCCAGACCATGGGCATTTTCAGCCAACACTTTGTGACCGAATTCAACGATCAGCATACGCTTTTCAGCATCGCCAGTCTTGGCCAATTCGACTTGGCTGTAAGGGCGCAGCACAGTCATCTTGGCGTAGTCAGGATCGATCACCCATGCATCACGCTCACGCTGGAAACGATTTGCAATCACTTGCACATTGCCGAAATCACTGCATCAATGTTAAATGAGACTCGCTACCTTCTCATCCCTCTTTCGAGGCTACCAGTTACCTGGTAGATCAGACTATCTCTTCACCCTCATTATGAGGGGCTGGGCACTTCGGACCGCTTGGTCCTACGAGGCTCCCGCCTCTAGTCGTTACACCTTCTGATTTCTCAGCTTGGCTCGGTATTGTCCTTTGTCCGGCTTGACAGTTAGGAGGTTCACCGA